CTTGGCTTACACCGCCTAAAACATCTTGAACGGCTCTTCTTTGTTCTGCCTCTGCTCTGCCAAATCCTTGACCTAAAGCACCAAGACCTCTTTCATAAGCCTGTCTTGATTGTTGTAAATATGGATCTTGAACGCCAGTCTGCCTGGCAATTTCCATGGCTCTGAGTTGATCAGGAGTTAATCCTGCGATTTCTTCAGGTATTACCCTGGCTTCACCCTCAGGTGTAAAAAAAGTTCTCTCAGCGGCTTTAAATGCACCAGGTATGAATCCGCCTCGTCCATCTAAACCAAAAAGTAATTGTCTTGATAGTGGATCCAGGCCAGCTTCAATACGAGTTGCACCACTGACAAAAGGCATGGCTTCACCACCCTCCTGGAACATTTGAATGTTTGGCATTCTTGACTGTAGGTTTGATAAATCAATATTTTCACGAACATAGTCTTGAATAGATTCCCTTGTAGGAATTTGTGGGATATTTTGCATATCAACCTGCGGCATAGCTCCTGGCATTGGTTGTGGCATTTTTTGACCAAATATAGAAATATTTTTTAGTCCATCCATTAAACCAGCAATACCCGAAGGTGCTGTGGGCATTCTTTCTGCTCTTGGTATAGGTTGAGGCAATCTTCCGCCAGCAATCATATCCTCTAAAGGAGTTCTTCTTTTTGGTATTCGCAATCCAGTTAAAAAAGATCTACGAAAATTTCCAGGTTTTTGAGGCATCTCGCCTCTAAAACGCATGTCTCCGATACTAGGTTGAGGTAATCTTCCGCTAGTAATCATATCTTCTAAGGGGCTTCTTCTTTTTGGTATCCTCAAACCAGTTAAAACTGATCGTCTTGGCATTTGAGCTACTTGCTTTTTCATCCCTTTTCTTAATTTATTGAATAATCCCATTAACTTGCCCTCGCAGTTTCTGCAAACATATCCATGATTTGATACATAAGCTGGGTTCCTCTTTCCCTATCTTCTTCAAAAGATGGGATCAAACTAATAATTCCGTTTTCGCCTTTTTGTAATTCATAAGAACCAGCACCTCTAACGGCACGGCCTGTCATTACAAATTCACCGTCTGAAAGCATGGCTGGTATTTCATCAGAAGTTTCGGTTCCAGGGCCATTAATATCGCCATTCATTCTGTCAAAATCATCCATGTCAATTTCAACTTCCATTTCACCGCCTTCATTCATCATAGCTACAGCACCACCGTCAGCAAAAGCCTGAACTGGTCCACCGTATGCCATGCCTCCTGAAAGTTGAGGTATTGTGCCTTCAGGCAATAAACCAAACTCTACTGGATTAGGTGCTTGTTGGCCCATTCTTCTAGCAATTTCTGCTTCAATGTTGTATCGACCTGTTGGCCCCATAGTCACCAATGGTGTTAAAGGAACTCCTTTAGCTTTTTTAGCTTCTTCATAGGCTAACTTACCGAATAAACCAGCAAGTCCAGCTGCTCCGACATCGCCAAGGCCAAAGCCTCCTCCCATGCCACCAGCACCACCAGCACCACTAAAAATTTGTCCTAGACCGCCTTGTCTAACTGGATCTGATGGTCTGCCTTTTAAAAGATCTTCAATCATTCCTAATCGAGACTGTCCTTTGGTACCACCAAATAAACTGCCTAGGCCACCACCTGCTTGTGGCATCATGCCTGATTGACCAAGATTTTGTAATATTTCAGCTTCGCTTGCACCTTCGGACAACAGTCTATCTATTCTAACTTGTGTTGATGGATCTGCTCCTGCATAAATATCTTGCACGCTTTGTTGTGGGCCGCCAAATAAACTTCCTATGCCAGCTTTAGCACCTGAACCAAGTGCTCTGAATTTATCAAAAAATCCAAGGTCTTGAAATCCTCCTGGTCCAACCGCTTTACCGCCAACACTTCCCAAGCCTCCTATTCCGCCCATAAGTTTGCCAGTACCGTAACCACCAAGAGCACCACTAATGGCTCCACTTAAACCTTTACCTGCTGCAACATTGGTTGCTGCACCTATTCCTGCTGCCAATACTGGGCCAACTCCTGGAATAAAGTTTGCTAATGGTCCTGCAACGGGTGCAATTTTCTTAACAACCTTTTTAAGAGATTTTCCTATCTTTTTGAATATGCCAAATTCTTCTAAACCAGTCATTGGATTTAAAGTAGCTATACCACTTCCGACCATTGCTGTTGCTGGGTCTAAATTAAATTCATCAAATTTTGCTTCTACCTGGTTTTCAAATTCTGCATCTTGCATAAACTCAGGGGGTAATACAACCTCGCCTGGTCTTAAATGAGCAAGAACAGTATCTTCACCTGTGCCTTCTGCGGCCAACATTTGTGCTTGTTCAAATAAAGGAGCTTCCTGTTTTTGCTCTCCTGTTTGAATTAACTGTTGTAATGTTTGTTGCTCTTCAGCATCTAAAGGAATATCACCCATCATTTCCATCATAGGATCGCCACCTTCTTGCATCATGACGGGCTGACCTTGCATCTCTTGAATTCTTTGCATGATCATCATTCTTTCTTCATCACTCATTTGGCCCGACATATCAGGCATAGGTGCTGGAACTGATTGCATTTGTTCTGCATTTAATTGAACAGGTGGAGAAATTTTTGGCTTTCTTAATAAAAGGTTTCTAATTTGCTCGTCTATCATATTAGGTGCCGTCATAAGTTGATTGATGGTTTGGGGGCTTCTTTGCGTAACAGCTTCCTCGACTAAACCGACATCTATGCCAGCTTCTTCAGGTAACATTTTTTGTATTCTTTCTTTTAACTCTATATCCATTATGGTGTACTAACTGTTACTGCTCCAAGGCCTGAAGTTACTTCAAGACCAGTTAAATATACCTGGAGACCATATAGATCTCGCCATTGCGTACCATCATAAGCCTGATGAATACCCAATGTGGTGTTAAATATTATAGCACCAGTTTGAAATTGGAGTTCCGACTTTTGTGTCTCATTAAAAAGAGGCACAGCATCAGGATCCACAGCACCCAAATTAATCTCTAAAATACGAACCAAACGATTAAAAACATCAGGCGTTACTTCGTTTGCAGCGAGAGGTAAACGAGTAGGAAGCAGTTTAGACATTACCTTCTACCTGAAGGTTGAACATCTAATCTTGTCGAACCAAGCCTCCATCTAAAGTCTTTTTGGTTGGCCTCTACAACATTATCATCATCAGATTCAAACCGCAGCACAAATTGACGGCCACGACTTCTTAAAAATCCTTCAGTGCTATTTGTGGTAATTTGTGTTGTTGAGTCCGTTGTTAAAGATTGGTTTGAAAAATCTCTACGTTTTAATACAAAATTAATAGCAGGAGTGTTAGATGTTGTGTCCTGTAAAAATTTTACATCAGGCAGGACTTTTTTAACAAAAGCAAAATTTTCTCCATCGCCTATATCTAAATCAGCGGATTCAATAAATACATTTGTCATTGGATTGTTGTCATCATTAGATCCTTGCTCATGTGTGTATAAATAATATGAAGATGATCCGCCTGTTGCTCTTGGTTTATTTTCAACACCACCCTCTAACCAAGCATAGCGGACCAAGGATCCGATGGACCAAACATTTTCTTCATAGTTATAAATAACATATCGTGATATTTCATTAGTGCCATCTTCCAGGCTTGGATAGAAAAACCACACTTCACCAAACTCTTGGTTTAATGCTGCAAAGCATTTAAACGATTGCGTAAGGTTTAAATCAGAAAAAACATAATCTTTTACGCTGCATGAAACTTTTTGTACAGCACCGTTGTAAAGGTAAAAGCCTTGTTTGCTCATAAAAAAAACACCAGCGGGTGAATTAATTGCTGCTTTAGGTGAGATAAGTCCAGTGCCCTCATTTATAAGATTCAAACCAAAGGTTAAAGGTGGCCCAATAAATTGCATTGAGTAAAGAGATGTATCAGTCCATATTAAAACTTCCTGTCTTGATTTGATGCCGCCAATAATTTGCGATCCACTTGACAGCCTTACTGAACCAGCGGTATTTGTTGACAATGCCTCAAATTCAAGTGCATTTTCTTGATCGCTAAATGCTACAAGCATTGGATCTATAGATCCTGTTCTTGTCCCGCCTGATAATGGATCAGCACCCAAAACGATTAAATGTCTGTCAGTTTCAGAAGTAATAACTTGTAGCCCAACAGTGGGAACTTGGTTTGCTCCCGAAATCTGTGAAAGTTCCACGGCCCTGGTGTTCAAGCCGCTGGTCTTATCCCAGTAATAAATACCACCAGCCCTGGGATTTATCACAAGATCTTCACCAAAATTATCGTGTGACCAAAGCCTTAATTGGTTTGTTGCTGTTAAAGCTGAAGTAGATCCAAAAGGACCGCTATTCCATACATTCTGACCCCAACCAGTAGATTGAACAAAATCGTCTAACCCAACATTGATCTGATATGTTCCAACAACACTTGAGCCACCGTTACCAGTATCTGAGGCGTTTGCAGTAACAGTTGCACCTGAAGTGTCCTTAGCTGTAACTTCATAAGAATCTGCATCGACTACTCTTGCAACTTGATACTCCTGATTAAGCACATCAGCTGTTATTAAACCACCTAATGAAGCGGCACCCGAAAAGGTTACAAAGTCGTGGTTCTCTGCACCGTGTCCTGTATCTGAAACCGTTAAAGTTGATGATCCATCAGTAGCACTAAAAGTAACATCTCCTGCTGCTGTGGTAGATCTAATCGGGGTTATATCATTAAAAACAGAACCTGCTTCAATATAATATTTCCAGGTTGTGCCCAAACCAAGTAACTTAGTTCCATCTAATGCAATCCATGAATGCAAAGCACGACCAATGCCTTGAAAAGTATTTTCAACAGCTTTTATCCAGCCACCGACTTTTTCAGCAACACCTTTACGAAATCTAACTAAATTAGCATTAACCCAACCACCCTCTTCAGAGTAATCAGTGTTCTCTTTATTGATTCCTGCTTTGAATTTAAAACTTGCTAAAGGCATACATAAATTTCCGTTTAAATAGAACCAAGTTTATCACATTGCTGTAATACTCTTGGTTTCTATGATTTATGTATTAAGCAAGTCTTATAATTGCACCTGTGGCCGTTGGGCTTGGAAAAACAATTGTAAAGTCACCAGCGGTAGATGTTTTTGCACCGCCAAAACTAATTGCTGCAACGGCTGGATCACCAGCTTCCGTGTCGTTAAATATTAAACATCCACTTGCAGTAATAGTAGCTGTAGCAAAAGTTTCATCTGCAAAATCAACCACAGCGGTTGTGCCTGTAGCTACTGGTGTTACATTTGTTAAGTCCTGGCCTTTGGCAGTATATCCAGTTCCTGAAACTTCTCCAGTTGTGGTGTATGCAGTTGTAGTTGCACCCAAAGATGCGGTTCCACCTGCATAAAGTGCCAAATTAAAAGTATCGCCTGTGCTAGCAGTAAAATCGTGAACCCCTTTTAAAAGTTCCACTTTAAAACTTGTACAAATTGCACTTGTTATCGCCATTTATAACTCCTTCATAATTTTAGCTAACTGTTCATGACCTTGGCTTCTAAGTTTGTTTGACATAGTCACTCTATTAGAACGGATAGCACTATTCATATTAGCCAATATAATACCATATATTTTATTTCGGAATGCCTCGGCTTGCTGTCTTATGTGATCAGGTGCATCTTCTGAGATACCACAAATTCTATTGGTAGCTTGTTCAGCCCAAAACTCAGGATCGTGTCCTTTGTT